TTTCTTTAGTAATAGAACTTATCTTTTCACATGCGCCACCTCCTACAACATATAAATTTTCCGTCTGACCTGGTACGTAATCTTTTATATCACATATTAATATTTTCCCATCATTATAACCCCAACCAACTACAGTTGCAGGGATTTTGTCAACTTCTCCATCATAGACTATTGTGTATTTTATCATACTATTCACACCCCCATCATTTTTTATCTTATCTTTAAAATCTACCCATAATTTTGGATTATCAAGCATCTTACGAGGACAATATTTTTTCTTAGCATCATAATGTCTTATTACTTTATCTGCACTAATATTTAAATCTTTCATGAGTTTTCTAGTTAAGTCTATTGCATTTTGTCTTGCTTTTGTGTAATTACCATCACGATTTACACATATTTCTATATTAATACTATTGTAATTTGTAACTCCTGCAACTAATGCAGTTCCATAGCTTTTACCAACTGCCCACGCTCCATCCTTGTGGTCTAGTGTTTGATATATTACTTTATCATCTACATAGTAATGTACACTTGCTTCTAAATTACCATTATTAAGTGCTTGTGCATGTCTCTTAGCATCTGCTCCCTTGTCCTCGTTATCAGTCTCATGAATCACTATGAACTTTGCATTATTCTTATTTGGATAACATTTTTTCTTTGTTAACATCTTTATTATATCTACCATTATTTTTCACCATCCTTCAATTGTTTGTAGGTTTGATTTATACCTATTGATATACCCCAACAAATTACGCCTTGTAAGACTGCATCAGCATTTAACCCTAACATCCATACTGAAAAAGCTATTCCAAGTATCAATAACACTACTGGAATGTATTTATTATCTAATTGTTTATATTTTTTACAACCTTTACCTATAATAGAGAGAGCAGCCACTAAAATTAGCAACTGCTCTGGTATAAAACTTATTAAATTATCCATCTTTTAACCTCCTAATTAAAATATTCCCCTCTGTATTGCAAATATAAAGAATCCTACTAGTGTTGTAATCATTGTTCCAATTAGCCATTTGAGCATACTTGTAAGTGAGTTTAGATTCTCACACAATGCTTTTAATTCTGCTTTAGACTCTATATTTGCTATCTTTAATTCGTCTATTTCATCACTATGTCTGTTTATTCTTATTTCATTTCGTTTTATTTTTTCTTTTATAACTTCCTCATTCATGTAAGCCTCCTAATTAATTGAAATAAAAAAAGAACCTATTTTGTTGGTTCTGCTCCTTCTACTACTCCACTATGCTCTATAATATAATCCTCTACTGCTTTTCTGTACTCTGCATTAGTTACATCATCAAGTTGAAACTCTCTATTTTTTAAGGGATTTAATCCTTTATTCAAAATCCTCTCTGCTAATATTCTTACTACAACATTATTTATATTCATTATAATAATCCTCCTACTTTTTCGTTTTCTGCAATCAATATTTGATTTTCTAATTCTTGTATTCTTTTTTCTTCTTCACTTACATATACTGGTATTTCTTCCAGAATTGGTTCTTTTGTTTCTACATTTATACCTATTAGCCTATTTCTAGTATAATCTATACTTCCATATGGCAACTCAATAGAATCTATCTTAGGGATATTAATATCTATACTGTCACTTACTGTTTTTTCTCCATAAAACATTAATATATCCCCTGTATCATTATCATAAAAAACTATTCTTCCTATATTTTTCATATATTAAACCTCCTATAAACATTTAATTGCTATCCAAAAAACATATCTATCATTTAAACTATCTTTTGGCATATCTGCATTATTAAATCCTGTATCTCTAATCTTTGTTCCCCAAAATTGATTTATGTTATTTATAGAAAAAGAATCTTTCTTGCTTATATCTTCTCTTGCTGTAATTGTCCAACCTAAATTTCCAATATCAAATACAGAATAATTAAAAGGAGTTAAGAAAACAAGAAATTTACCATGATTATTTATACATTCATAAATAACAAAATCAGGCTTAAATCCACAATCAATAAACCAGTGAACTGTCAAATCCAAACTATATGCAAATTTATATTTTGTATTTAACTGTGATATAGTATTATTAGCTTGTGTCAATTTGTTTGTTAAATCCTCAACACTAGCGTCTGAACTATCAAAACTCGTTTTAATTTTCTCTGATAACTCAACAAGTGTATTATTTAAACTTGCGTCTATATTCTTTAATGCTAAAGTATTTATAATACTTGTTTTGCCACTTTTGAATGTATCTTTAATTTCCATCCATTTGCTTGTAACTTCATCTGTTGTAGAACCAGCAGGGAGAGGTGCAATTCCTTTGCTTATACTTACATTTTTTTCTGCTGTAGCATTAGCACTGTCTGTGACAACTATCTTAAGTGTGTGTAGGGCGTTATCTTCTAATGTATAGTTAATTGTTTTTTCAAGAGTTAAATCTGTTGTTATAGTTTCTTTTAATGTGTCATCTATAAAATATTCTATTTTAGTTAGTAGTGTAGGGTTTGTATGGTCAGCTTTAAACGTTGCAGTAGTTGAGTTATATGATGATATATTTAAAAATGGTAATGCTTGTAGTAATGTTATTTTAGCGTAGCCATCTGCTCTAGTAGTATTACCTCCAGTAGTCATAACTACATTTTCTAGCCAATATTCAGATGTTGGTATATATCCAGGTGGCTTATAACTATCTTTAGTTAGTGCGTAACCACTTCCACCACCTCCACATTCATTAGAATAAGAACCAGCACCACCGTGCCAACCACCACCTCCACCTACTCCTATTCCACCATAACCTCCTTTCCCTAACGAACCATGGTATTCTTCTGTATCGTAACTTGTTCCACCTTGGTATTGAGAACCACCACCACAAAAATCTCTGTCACGACCAATTCCATTTTCACCTACATAACCACCACCATGACCAATAGAACGAGCAGAAGCAAAATTATTTTTCATACCTCCACCACCACCTGCAACAAGTATACGCGAAAGTAAACCTTCTGCACTATCCCAAGTCGCTCTAGTATAATAAGCTCTTATATCGGTTGCTCCACCACCGTATTTAGAATAATAATTGCCATTAATACTATGTGCATTTGTTCGTCCTCCCCCATTAAATCCAGTTCTGGTAAGAGTTGAACCAGTATCAAGTTTTTCATAACCCGATTGACCAACACAGATACATAAGTTAGTTCTTTTTTTTAATATAACTTCGCCTTTTGAATAACCGCCTTTTGCACATTCAGTCCAATCACTTGCACCAAGAGTACCACCACAAGCACCCCAACATTCTAATTTATATCGCCCAGGTAGCAATGAAACATTTTGTACATAATTAGCATAATTAAAATCCCATTCAGTCTGCATTTTCTCACTCTCCTCTCTTAAATAGGTAACATGTCATTTTGTATAGATATATTAACCTCGTTAAAATTTTCTATTTTTCTAACAACTTCATCTATTGCCCCTTGCACATTCGTAGCAGTAAGATTACTAGTAGCATTATTATAACTTGTTTTCTCTGCTGTTGTTTCTATACTATCTACACTAGTTTTTACCTCATTTAATGCACTAACTATATTTGTTTTGTCTGTTGTGGTAAGTTGTGTTGTATCACCCATTTTAGTATTCAACTCTGTTTTAGCAGTTTCTATGTTGCTTGTTAATTCTGTTTTAGTTGTATCAATTTTAGAGTCTAGTTTATTAATATTTGTTAATATTTTTTCTTCATCTTTTTTAGTTAGAAAAATAGCTGTAGGGTCAACAACTAATGTCACTTTCTCTACATTAGATACTTCTATGATAAATTTCAAATACAAATCTTTCATAGCTCCATTATCAACTTTTGGCTTGTAGGTTTCAGGGCTTTTACAAACTGCAATCATATCTCCTTCATTATCTATAAGACCCATTTCTCTAACTGTGAACCCACCTATCGAACCAGGTACACATGCTGTTGCAATAATCCAGTTAGGATTATTTTCATCCTTATCAAAAGAGTTTATATTTCCTTCCCAAACTTTATTTTTTAATGCTGTTTGGTCTTCTGTTGGATTATAGTAGTTTCCTCCACCATCACCTGCTTGAATCTTCTCTAATACTACTGACTTACCTAACATTCCTGCATTAGCAATCTTAGCTTTACCTATATTCGTTAGTATTGTATAAAATTGTTCATCAGCCATTTATACCACCTCCTTTTGGATATACTGTTAATGTTTCTGAACTCATGTTATGAGCTAATGCAAACTTAGCATTAACACTTGCTTTTACTTCTTTACTTGTGTAAGGATATACAGTTATTTCTTCGCTCATAATTGCTGTTTGTGCAAAATAGGTTTTACTTTTCAATAAAGAAACTAACTTATAACTTACAGCTAAATGAGAAGGTTTTATAACATTTACTCTCTTATATAAATCTTCTAAATCTTTAGGAAAACCTTGGGTACTGGTTAATTCAACACCAAAAGTATATGGATATATATTTTCATTTATTTTTATGTTTGCACCTGTATAAGATTGGAGTATCATAGCCATTCTTTTAGGTGTCATGATATATTTACTTTGAAGTTTAGCAATGACTTTTCTTCTTCTAGTTTCTACATCTTCATCTATATTAGTGGATAAGCCCACTCTATTTTCCCAAAAACTTAAACCCCATGTTGCACTCTGAGGAAATAATTGCAACTCTATGTCCTTATTTAATAATTCTAGATTATCAAATTCGCTTCCTATAGCTTCATATAAGCTTTGCATTATGATAGATTGTTCATAGATAGGAGATAATGTAAGAAGCATTTCTTTACCTTTTTTAGAAGCTATCATCCAACCACCTCGTTAACTATTTCCCCTATTCCGACCACTTGGTCTTGCAATTTTATATTTTCTTTTACATCATTTATAGTAAGATTAGAAAAGTCTTCTATACCTTCATCTGTCAGCATCATAGAGCCTACTATCGCCTGTATAGCATTGTATGAGACTGTCCCCCCTAAATCAATCTTATCTAAATATTTATCTATCTTAGTTTTTAGATTATTTAATACAGTTTCTTCACTAAAGCCATTACTAAATATAAAACTAGCTTTTACATTAATAAGTAATGTGTCAGGTGTCACAACTGTAACTAATGCACCGATAGGAGCTTTCCCATCTCTATTTTCTCCTTCTGATATATTTAATGGATATATATATTCTTGGACCTTGTCTATTAACTCTTGTGTTGCTGCTTTTCTATTTTTATCTAGTATTAATACTTTTACTGTACCTGCTCCAGCCCATTCGGGAACTACATAAGCATATCCAACTCCATTAACTTCTTTAGCCCAACGAATATAATCTGAACTAGCTCCACTAAGTTTATCTTCTTGTTCTGCTACAAGAACTCTTTCTCTAAAATGTTCTTCGTCTTCAATATCTGTTCCACCTTTGAAATCTTCTTTATTAGTAACTGATTTAATACCATTAATAGAACCTAGTAAAACGGCTACACTACCTTTAGACACATTCCCTATAATTCCTGCAACTCTACATTCTGCTTTAATATCTATTGTTTCATTTTCTCCTATAGTTTTAGTTTCAAGAAGCTCAAATTCTATGCTCTGTTTTTCATCTGTAGCTATAGTTGTAACAATAGTTCCTTTTGTAATGATAGTTCCTTGAGCACCATTAAATGTAACCATACCAACCGATTTAGTTGGTTGATTTTTAAATACTCCTTTGCATTCTCCCAACCATTCTAGGTATTCTCCATAGCTAGTTTGAGGAAATGCAATCCTTAAATTATTTTGTAATCCTAGTTGTTTTAATTCAGCTATCTGCTCTGCTGTAGGTCTTGTTGCATCATAAATAAAGTCCCCTTCTAGTGTGCTCACATCTTGAAAGTTACTTAACATCCTTTCATGTACAGAGTCCTCATCTTCTGTTAAAAATACTGGTATAGGTAGCTCTCTTTCCATATAATCACCTACCTTTTTATATTGCCATCAATTACTATATTTTCATCATCTATTGTCAATACATTAAATTCATACTCTACTAACCTGCTATTCTCCAGCCAATTAAAACTAAACTCTCCTACTTCTTTTGTGTAAGGATGCACTAAAAGAGTTTCTTTTATTAATCTAGTTATTTCAAGCTCTTTTGCACTTTGAGATAAGTTACTGGCAATTAAGTCTTTTATTTCACTTCCATAAATGTTTGTATAAGCTGCTTTTTTGTATCTAGGTGTTAATATAGCCTTTTGACACCATTGTTTATATGCTTGAACTTTATCACATCTTTTCAATGTTCCATCTGCATTTTTGACAAATTCACCTTTTTCAAAATCAAATAAAAAAGAACCCTTTAGGTCCAATTCATTTTCATCATTATTTTTTAATTCTACAGTTTCAAAAGTTTCACTTTGAGGAAATAGGTTTGGCATTTACAACCCTCCCAATTACTACAAATTCAGCTCCCATAACAGCTACTAGCACATTATCGCCTATACGTAGTGGCTTCAATTCCTTTGGAGTTTCTATTTTATGCTTATGTCTATATTCTCCACTTAAAGCTTCATCTGAAAAAGTAAAATAATCTTCTTTTAATGTTAAATTCTCTAATACTAGATAGTCCTGTATTTCATCTTTATAGCCATTTACTTTTAATCCATTTGCTGTTATTTCTGCAAGTTCACAACCCATTCCAAAAGTGCCATTTGCTACACTTTTATTCATATTTTCTTTCAATATTCTAGCAATTCCATTAAATCTAGCATCAGTCATTATTATAAAATTTCCTCCTTATATATTCTAAAGACCCTATATTCAGCTTCATTTTCGGTCTAGAATCTAGTGTATGAGTGACATCTATAACATAATATTCTTTACTTTTTAAACTTACTTTGTCACCTGCTCTTATTCTATTTATATCTACTGCACAATCTACACTTATTGTTTCCTCTCCACTATTGAACATTGCTTCTGCTGCTTTCTTAGCTTCTTTAGCATTTTTTATCTTTTCATCTTGTTTAATCTTTTGTAGTGTTCCAAACTTATCAGCATCTTTTTTATATGTCCCAATTATAGGCGCTTTTGTATTTTCGTCTTTACTCTTACCTAAAACTTTTACACTTGTTACTGCATCATTAAAACTACTTGTAAAGTTAGCATCTTCTAATATACTATCTAATTTATATACATTTGCATTAGTACCAAGCTTGAATAATTTTAATTTATTATCCATCCTTACTCTAAATAAGTCTCCACCTTTTGTTGCTGTTTCTTTTAAGTCCTTTTTTATCATATCTAGTATATTTGTCTTATGTATTACTTTAGCAAGTTTCTTCCCTGTATTAGCTAAGTTGTAATAGGGTATATTCCATTGCTTACAGTAATATTCAATTCTCTGTGTTGCTGTATTTTCTTTAAACTGATATTGTTCCTCTGATTCTTCCATGTAAACTGTTCTTTCTCTGCAAGACAATGTTAGTTTCTTACTCTTTTCACTCCTTCTAGTTTCCCATACAACTCCATCAAATATTGTCTCTTCTTTTTTACTCTCATATGCTATATCAATTAGAATTATTTTATCACCTTTTTTAATATTTATATCTTTAAGTTGTTTAGGTTCTACTAATGATACATCCATCTTATATGCAACTCCGTCTATAGCTTCTGAAAGAGTTATTCCTTCATTGAAATTTGCAATATCATATTTCCCGTTTAATATTATTTTCATTTACTAGGTATCACCAACTTTTGACCTTTTTTAATTATATTAGGATTTTTACCAATGACTTTTTTGTTTTCGGGTATATTATAAATCTCTGGCCACCTTGAACCCTTACCTAAAAGATTTTTAGCTATCTTATATAATGTATCACTTGCTTTAACAGTATATATTTTAGATTTAGTTTGGGTATTAGGTCTATTATCTTTTAAATCTGTTTTAGTATTACTTTTTGTATCTTTTTTTAATGTCTCTATCTTCAGTTCTCTGTAAGTTCTAAATGTTATCTCAATGTCTCTATCTTCTTCTCTTCCTGCTGTTTGAGTATTGCTAAAACTAGATATTGTGACTAATCCATTGTAGCCAAAACCAGTTATAATAAGTCTTAAAGGTTCGGCTTGGTCTACCCATTTTTCAAGCATTGCCACTACTTCGATTGGATTTTTTAACTCGCTGTATCTGCAATAAGAAGCGTCATATAAGTTAGGCAGAAATGTTTTAAATGATATTTCTCTTATCTTCTCCCCTTCTTTTTTTATATCAAATTCACCTAAGTTTACTATATCTACAGTTTCAAACCTTTTTTCTTTTTTTATAGATAAAGAATCTTGTGGATTTACTGGAAAATGAAAATCTATTTTTTCTTTTTCATTTTTTAGATAAATATCTATTACCAAGTTATCACCTCTTTTTTACAATAAAAAGCTCCTACAAACTGTAAGAGCTTTAAAGTATTATACAAATATTAATTAAACATAAAATTTATTTGTTCTTCTATGCTATTAACTTCCTTATTTGTATTATTAATATGATTCTGAAATTTTGGTGGTTGTGTATGGAAACCATCACTTATTGCAACAGATTTGTCGGGTTCATCTTTTTTATTGTATTGCATAACTGTTACAACTTCTTCTCCAGTATCATTTTCATAAAATTGAAATTGAATGGTATCATTACTTTGGTTATCATATACATTAATCTGTCTTAATGTAGTTTCATTCGGCTCTATAACTTCATATTTATAACCGAATATATCTAGGTTTGACTTTATACCTTCATAAGATGTCATATTAACACAATTTTTATTTTTTAAATATACATCAGTAAAAAACTTTGTTGGTTCATTGTTTTGCTCTTTTTCTTCATTCTTTTTTTGTTCTTCCAATTTTTTTGATTCTTCTTTCTTTTGTTGTTGTTCTTGAATATTATTCTCGGATTTTCCCTTATCTTTATCATTATAAGAAACTTGCTTCACAGGAATATGCTCTTCTTTCTCTATACTTAGTACATTATAAACATTTCTAGTACAAAGTGTTGTCAAAAAAACTAATATGCAACCTAATGCAATTTTAGCTTTTTTCTTACTTCCAATAGCTTTAACTAAAAACTCAATAGATAACAAAACCAATGTTATTGGTAAAAGAATTATAGCTATAATTCCAATAATAATTTTTAAAATTCCATTCATACTTTTAAATTTCTGCCACATAAAATTTCCCCCTCATAAATTTGCATATTTTAACAATATTATATCATTTATGAGGAAGATTTTTTTAGCAACAATTCGACATTATCCAATATCTTGTAATGCTTCTCTTATTCCACTTTCTACTTGAGATAATAGTTCTTGTATCATTTCTTCTTTGTTATCACTATTTTGAACATTTATAGATATTCCGCCTAAATTTATAGTATTATTAGAAGAATTAACACTGTTTGGTGTAGCTTCTTTATATTCTTTATTATCTGTATCTAAAACATTTGCAAGAGGAAATTGTCTAACATTATTTACAATATTAGAATTACCTACTTTTTGAGAAGGAGTTGAACCTAATCCTAACATTTTACCTGTTTGTTCATATAATTCTATTGCTCTACTTCTTCTAGTGTTTGTAAGAGGGATAACCATTTCAGCTCCATTCTCTCCGCAGATAGAAGTTCTTGTTGCTACTCCACCATCAGCAAAACGGTCTAGTATATTACCCAGTATTCCACCACTACTTTCATTTACGGTTCTTTTAACTGTTGTTTGAGTAGTCTTAACATTAAAAGATGCTGTAATTGGTGCTGAAACTGTTGCTCTTACACTATTCCAATAGCTGATAATTTGACTCGACATGGCACTAACTTGGCTTACTACAGAACTACACATAGCAGAAATGGCACTTATAGCTGAACTGCTTAAACTCGTAAAAGATGTTCTAGCTCCATTGTACATGCTACTACATGCAACTCTAACATTTGTTGCTAACATATTAAAAGAAGTTGTAGCACCATTATAAAGACTTGAACCTGCTTCTCTACCTATTTGTGCTAGTTGTGTAAAACTTTGTTTAGCACCATTATACATACTACTCGCCCCTTGCTGAACTGTTGCAGTAGCTTGATTGAATGCTGTATCTATACCACTTGTAAGATTTGAATTATCTATTTGAGGAGTTGCACTATTTACAGCATTTGTTACTCCGTTTTGTGTTGCTGTAGCAAGTTCATTACTTTTTTGCTGTACAACTGGCACTCCTGCCTGT